CCCCCCCTGCCAAGCAAACTGAGCCGAAGGCGAAGGCATCCACGAGCGGTAGCGAAGGGGATGCGCCAGTGCCACCCGACAAGCCCGCAACGACCTAGATCGCTGCTTTAGAGCCCCTTCGGGGGCTCTTTTTTTTGTACCAGGGAGGCTTGGGCGGGTGGCTCTTCGAACCCCTGAGCGCCCGAAGGGCGCGACGGGGTGAGATGAGCCTTCACTTGCAACCCGAAGGGTTGCGCACAGTTACCTACTTGATGTTAACTGTGCGGAGTGACACCACGGTCACTCCATCAACTCTCAAAGGAGCATCTCAGATGCGTAAACCCCACAAGCTCAATCGCAAGAAGGACCGCAAGCGGTTCCGCAAGACTGCGATGAAAACCAATGGCAAGAACTTCCAGATCTCGCCGATGCGAGGCGGTATCAGGCTCTAATGCCATGCTTCTATCCGTTGCAAGGATATCGGTCGCGCGTCACCAACGCTTCGGGCAAACGCGGTGTCGTGTTCAACAAGAAAGACGGGTTCGAAGATCTACCTATAGAGGTGCGATGTGGTCAGTGTACGGGGTGCCGGATCGACAGGTCGAAAGAATGGGCAATACGTTGCCACCATGAGGCTTCTCTACATCCGGAAAACTGCTTCGTTACGCTCACTTATAGCGACGATAACCTACCTGACCCTCCTTCTCTCGATGTTGCTGTACTACAGCGATTCCTCAAGCGTCTGCGGAAACAGGTCGAACCCAAGAAAATCCGATTCTTTGCCTGTGGTGAATATGGTGAAGGTGGTGGTTCCCGAAAGTGGAACCCTCACTATCACTTGATTATCTTCAACCATGACTTCGGAGACAAAGTACCATGGAAAAAGCTGTCAAGTGGGCACTTGCTGTATGTGTCGGACTCCCTATCGTCCTTGTGGCCTTTGGGCTTCTCCTCAGTGGGTGCGGCGACACTACAGTCAGCGGGCTACGTAGCCCGGTATATTATGAAAAAGGTTACCGGTCCGATGGCGAGTTCTACTTACGAGTATGTATCGACTCAGACCGGGGAGTGCTCTCAGCTACGACCGGAGTTTGTTACGATGTCCCGCCGTCCAGGGTTAGGGACGGCCTGGCTAAAGAAATACAAGACTGACGTTTGGCCAGATGACTTCATTGTCGTGGAAGACAAAAAACATCGTCCTCCCCGGTTCTACGATGGTCACCTCGAGCTGGAGGACGCTGACTATTATCGAAAACTTAAGGCCTCGCGTGTTAAGCGGGCCAAGATCCATGCGGAAAACAACACACCCGCTCGCCGTAAGGTGCGCGCGGCGGTTCAAGATGCGCGCCTCAACCTGCTGAAAAGGAATCTCTGATGTCTATCACCTGGAAGGTTTTTTCTGTCTATGACTCGAAGGCCAAAATGTACCTCCAGCCGTTCTTTATGCGGTCGGTTGCGGAGGCCGTAAGGGCCTGTAAAACACTCGTCAACGAGCCTCGGCATAATTTCAATGCTCATCCGTCTGACTATACGCTCGTCCAGATCGGAGATTGGGACGAGGCCCGGGGCCTGCTCCGGCCCGAAACTTCTGCGATTCATTTATGTTGTCTCGTGGAATTGATCGAGACTCTGGATTTCGACCTAGAAAAAAAACAAAACGAACTCATTCGTCGAATGAACGGCGAAGCCGATGATTTCCACGAAACTTCCTGAAAATCTCCTGGGGGATTTTCTCCCAGGTAAATGCTCTGAAAAAATGAGGATCTAAAATGGCTCTTCCATCAGTGATGAAACATGATTTCTCCCGCGTTCCCGCGGCTGAAATCCCGCGGTCTTCCTTCGACCGCACTCATGGTCACAAAACGACCTTCAACGCCGGATACCTCGTTCCGATCTTCATCGACGAGGCACTTCCCGGCGATACCTTCTCTCTCAATCTGTCAATCTTCGCCCGTCTGGCGACTCCCCTCCATCCGATCATGGACAACTTGAGGATGGATTATCAGTTCTTTGCCGTGCCCAAGCGGCTCCTATGGGAGAACTGGCAGAAATTCAACGGTGAACAGGAGAATCCAGGAGATTCGACGGACTATCTCATTCCTACGACGACATCACCGGCATCGACTGGTTATGCCGCTGAATCTCTCTTCGATTACCTGGGGCTTCCTACTGCTGTCCCTGATCTTGAGCATTCTGTTTTGCCTCTTCGGGCATACAACTTGATCTACAACGAATGGTATCGGGATCAGAATTTGCAGAATTCCGTCCCTGTGAACAAAGGCGACGGCCCTGACGCTTCAGGTGACTACAAGCTCCTCCGACGCGGAAAGCGTCATGATTACTTCACCTCGGCCTTGCCCTGGCCTCAGAAGGGCCCGGCGGTGACTCTGCCCCTTGGACAGGAGGCTCCTGTCATTGGCATTGGCCACGGGCAGACACCCGCGTATACGTCCAACGTTCCTTACCGCCAGTCAGGCGGTGACTCGGGTACTTACACCCGTGGCTTCTCAACGAGTGCGATCTTCGAGGAGGACCCCGACAATTCCGGTTACCCCAATGTGCGTGCCGATCTATCTGCAGCAACTGCTGCGACTATCAATCAGCTTAGACAGGCGTTCCAGATCCAAAAGCTCTATGAGCGAGACGCTCGAGGCGGCACGCGTTACACCGAAATCGTCCGATCACACTTCGGCGTGATCTCCCCGGACGCTCGTCTCCAGCGACCCGAATATCTGGGCGGTGGCACGGCCCCTGTTCAAATCACTCCGGTTCCTCAGACCTCCGAAACGGGTACAACCGCGCAAGGCAATCTTGCCGCTGTAGGCACGGTTCAGTCTTCTGGAAATGGCTTCTCAAAATCCTTCACTGAACACTGCATCATTCTTGGTCTAGTTTCCGTCCGCGCGGACTTGAACTATCAGCAAGGCCTCAATCGGATGTGGTCCCGGAGTACCCGCTGGGACTTCTATTGGCCGGCCCTCGCCCACATCGGCGAACAAGCCGTGCTCAACAAGGAGATCTACGCCCAAGGCACCAGTGCCGACGACGACGTTTTCGGCTACCAGGAGCGATTCGCGGAATATCGGTATAAGCCCTCCCAGATCACGGGCCAGTTCCGGAGCAACTTTACGACTCCGTTGGACACTTGGCATTTGGCCCAGGACTTCGCGACGCTTCCGGTATTGGGGGACACTTTCATCGAAGAAAATCCACCTGTTGACCGCATCATCGCGGTCACCAATGAATCGCACTTCCTGTTCGATTCTCTCTTCACGCTGCACTGTGCCAGGCCGATGCCGATGTATTCGGTGCCTGGCCTTATCGATCACTTCTGATGGCAGCGTTCGCGATCGGCGCCGGTATCGCTGCAGCTGCATCGATCGGCGGTCAGTACCTTGCCAACCAACAGGCGCGAGGTTCGGTTAACCGACAGATCGCTTTTCAACGCGAAGCGTATCAATCTCGTTATCAATGGCAGACCGCAGACATGCGGCGTGCGGGTATCAACCCGATTCTATCGTACTCTCAGGGGCCGCCAGCGGCCCCTGTAGGGGCTTCGTACCAGCCTCAGTCGATCACGTCCGGCGTCAAAGACGCTATCAACAGCGCTGTAGCGGCCTATCAGGCGTCGGATCAGAAAGAGGCTATCCAGGCAGGCACGGATCAGTCGGAGTCTCAGGCGAAGCTTAATGAGGCCTCGACTGCAACAGAGGTGGCGAAGCAACAGAATATCTGGGCGGACACGCAGCTGAAGAACGCCCAGGCGGTCCACGAATCCGTGAAGCTGAAGGACACGACCGCCGCCACCAATCTGAAAGAAAATCAGACCATGATGTCTAAGTGGAATCAGATCATGGCTGAAACACGCGCCGAGCTCCTCAAGTCCGGTTTGCCGGAAGCGAAGCTTGAGGAGGAGCTCTACAAAACCACCTACGGGAAATGGCTGAAATGGATCGAACGCACTGGGCGAGCGATCCTGCCCGTAACATCTGCTGGAAGGAATGCACGATGAAACAACCCGAAGAAATGGTGCCCCTGAAAGGGTGGCAGAGGACCAGGTGCTCGATCTCCTTTCCGGGGGAGACTCTCGCGAAACAGGCTTTCAAGGCCGAATGCGATATCAACACCATCATGACCCGGTTCGAAAAGACCGGGCTTCTGGAACATGTCAACCAGCACCAGGGAGACTATGGCGACTACACGAACGTACCTGCCGACTATCAAGCGGCCTTAGACCAGGTCATGGCCGCGAGGGAAATGTTCGGTTCTGTCCCGTCGAAAATCCGGGCTCGATTCGAGAACGACCCGGCCAAATTCCTCGCCTTCGTCGAGGACCCGGCTAATGCCGAGGAGATGTACAAGCTGGGCCTAGCGAAGCGGCCGGAAGGCTCTGCCCCCCCTGCCAAGCAAACTGAGCCGAAGGCGAAGGCATCCACGAGCGGTAGCGAAGGGGATGCGCCAGTGCCACCCGACAAGCCCGCAACGACCTAGATCGCTGCT